CGGCGGCGGGCCCGCACCCCCGTGAGGGTGCGGGCCCGCCGTGTCGAGCGGACTGCGTCAGGCGGCGGGACCGCGCCGGCTGCCGCGCGGCGGCTTCACCTCGGTGCTGGCGTCGCCGCCGCCCGGGGTGTTGGTGCCGTCGCCGACGCCGGGGCCGCCGGCGTTCTCGGCGGTCTCGCCCGGGCCGGTGCCGGGGGTGTTCTCCCCGCCCTCGAGCCGGAGTGCCGTGGCGAGATCGGTGGAGGTGTCGGCGGGTCCGGGCAGCCCGGATCGCGGCACCCCGGGGGTGGCGCTGTTCGTGCCGCCGTCCGGGTCGCCCTCCTTCGGCAGGGCGGACTTGGCCGGGGCCTTGCCGCCCTCCCAGACGTGGTCGCCGAACTCGGCCGCGACCGGGCCGACCTCCTTGGCGGTGCTGCCCGCGGTGTACTTGCGGCCCTTGTGGTGGACCGTGTACGCGAGCGTGGGTTCGCTGCTCATGGCTGCGTGTTCCTCCTCGTTCTGATCTCGGTCAGTCGTCCGGCTCAGGGAGCGAGGACGGTGGCGACCATGAGCTTGCGGATGTCCTTGAGCAGCGGCATCGCCGTGGCGCCCGCCATCGACCAGACCTTCGGCGGGTCGCCCTCGCGCGTGGTGACGGCGACGATGCCGGGGGCCTGCTGGAAGGTGAGCTGCGGGTTGGTCGAGTTCATCAGCGCCAGCGCGTGCGCGGTGACGCCGAACGCGGTGATGCCCAGGTCCGCCGGGTTCGGCGGCAGGAAGATCACCTTGTTCTCGTCGATGACCCGCTTGTTGGTGCCGTCCCAGTCGATCACCGTGTCGTACGGGATGATCGGGGCGAACCGGTTGGCGGAGAGGACGCCGGCCAGTTCGGCGTCGGTGACGAGCGGCTTGAGGATGTTGCCGCCGTACGAGACGGCCTGCTTGACCTCGTCGCTGTTCGACAGCGCGGCGATGACCGCCTCGCCGCAGACCATGTAGCCCGGGCGGCCGCCGTTGATGCTGGCGTACGCCTGGTGCCACGCCCGGAGGTCCTGGAGCGGCGCGGCGTTCGCCGCGTCAGACCAGAGCGTGGTCGGGGCGACGTTGTTGTCGGCGTGCAGGCCGAAGTCGGCCTCCAGCGTCAGGCCGTCCTCGTTGGTCAGCGTGAACTTGCCGTCCATGAGGACGTCGCCGCGGGCGATCTCCAGCCGGTTGTAGATCGAACGCACGTTGTTGTCCGTGTCGTTGTAGATCTCCTCCAGCATGGCCGCGCGGTCGTTGCCGCCGGTCCGCGCGAGCGCCAGCGCCAGCATGTCCTGTTCGGACACGGGCAATTTCTGCCCCAATGGGGGGATTCGCATTCGACGGGTCTCGATGGAATCCCTGCGTCCGATACCGACCGGGGTGTCCCAGCTGCGGAACTTCGCGGCCCGGTTGGTGCGGATGACCTCGCCGATCTCCGCCTCGATGTGGTTGATCTGCACGTGCGGCAGGAACCGCTCGAGCAGAAGGTTCGCGGGCGAGGGGACCTCACGCGCGTACCAGGTCAGCTCGGCAGGAGTGATGTAGTCGTCGATGTACGTCATGTCCGGCGTCGTCCTCTCAGTCCCGGAAGATGAAGTGGGCGGCGAGGTCGGCGCGGGCAGCCGCGTCCAGGCCGTGACCGGCCGGGAGGTTGTACGGCTTGATGAAGCCCCGCTCCTTCAGCGGGACGCCGATACGCACGGGGATGCCGCCGGCCACCTCGATCTGCTGCGTGGTGGCGAGGAACCCGACCGCCGTCTGCCGGCCGTCGGTGGCGGCGTTGTCGTACGCACCCCACAGGCCCTGGTTCGGCCCGGAGGTGTACTTGCCGATGACCGTGCCCGAGCGGAGCACGCCCTGCGGGTAGTGGGTGTTCTTGGTGAACGAGGCCACGACCAGCGTCGCGGGGCGCCAGGACTGCGTGTCGGCGGCGTCTCCCAGCCAGCTGTGGTCCTCGACGACCAGCGGGCTGGTCTTGCGGACTTCCAGATGCATCTGGATTTCTCCTAACTTGATCTTGCGCTACATGGTTGGGAGGCGGCCGGCACTGGAGACGCGGCCCACGGCCTACGTCAGCCGCGCGTCTCCGCGAGCTGCTGCGAACGGGTCTTGCCGTGCCGTGACGCGGCCATCGCCGACCCGGCCTGCGCCGGGCTGGCCGGAGCCATCGGGACGGCGGGGCCCTGGCCGAAGTCGGTCGCCGCCGGAAGACCGGGGCGGCCCTGGGCGAGACCCGGCAGGCCGTGCATCCCGGCCGACTGCACGACCGGCGGCACGATCTGTCCCGCGGCCTGGTAGGGCGTCGGCACGCCGGGGATCGGGACCTGCCCGTAGCCCGGCTGCTGCCCGTACTGCTGCTGCCCGTACTGCTGCGGCTGGCCCGGCGCCTGCCAGCCAGCACCCATCACCGGCTGCTGCTGGGAAGTCGCCTGCCAGCCCGCACCGGGCGCCGGCTGCTGACCGGGCGGCCCGAACGTGGGCTGCTGCCCGTACCCGGGCTGACCCGGCTGGAGCGGCTGCCCGTACCCGAGCTGACCCGGCTGCGCCGGCGGCTGGTAGCCGCCGAGCGTGACCTGCTGGAGCGGCAGCTGACCCGGCTGACCCTGCTGGCCCCCCGGGATCAGCGGCACGAGGCCGTTCTGCCGCGCCGGCGCGATCGTGTCGACGTAGGCGTGGATCGCCGCGATGTCGACCTGCCCGTTGTGCACGAACCGCTTCGCGTCGAGCACGTTGAGCTGGGCCTGGATCTGGTCCGGCGTCATCCGCTGGTTCGCCGCGCCCTGGAACGCGACGGCCACCATCTGGCCGGCCGCCTGCTCCATCGCCTTCGCCTGGCCGCGGCCCTCTGCCTCGAGGACCGCCCGCTGCCACTCGGTCTGGGTCATCTGCTGGAGCTGGGCGAGCTGCTGCTTGACCTGGTCGTAGTCGCCCATCTGCCGCAGCCGGTCCTCGAGCTTGCGGTTGTGGTACTTCCAGTAGGCGTTCTGCTCCTCGGGGTTCATGTCAGCGAGGGGCTTCTGCGGGTACGGCTTGTCCCAGACGCCGTCGTTGCCGGTCTGCTGGCCGCCTCCCTGCGGCTGCTGACCGGCCTGCTGGCCCGGCTGCTGGCCCGGCTGCGCGCCGGGCTGGCCGCCCGCCGGCTGACCGGCCGGCGCGGGCTGGCCCGGCACCGGCATGGCGAACGGCATCTGCTGCTGCGGCGCGGGCTGGCCCGGCATCCACGGCGCGGCCGGGGGCGTTGCGCCCATCGGCTGCGCGTACGGCTGCTGCGGCTGCCCCGGCGGCAGCCAGCCACCGTTGTTGTACGGCTGCGGCTGCGGCGCGGCCGGCGCCGCCATCGGCATCGCGCCCGGCGCGAGGACCGGCACCGGCTGCCCGCCCAGCCCCTGGACGAACTGCGGGGCGGGCGGCTGCCCGACCTGCTGTCCGGGCTGAGGCTGGGCGGCGCCGGGGGCCGGCCCGCCGAGCGGCTGCGACCCGCCCATCTGCGGCCAGATGGCGTCGCCGTTGCGGCGGAAACCGATGGCCTGGATGGGCTGGCCGGTGATCGGGTGCCGCTTGGTCGGGTGGACCGGCAGCGGCATCACGTCGGCGAGGTACGGCTTGATCACGTGCTTCCCCATTTCGGGTTGGTGGTCGCCCGTCGCCCCTTGCGGGCACTGGGCATGAGGACCCCGGACAGCACGAAGGCCCCGCAACACAAGCGGGGCCTCGACGGTCAGGGGGTTGGGTACGCGCCCGGCCGGACTCCAGCCGGCGACCGCGCCAGCGCCGACCCCCGAAGGGCTCGGCTCTCCGGTGCTGCGCCGACTGAGCGGCCGGGCGCGCGACCCGGGGGACCGCCATTGCGGCGGTCGTCTGGGGTGGTAAACGCGGGGGCCTGCCCGCGCCGCGCTTACCAGACCGGCGCATTACCGGCGCATTGCCGGGCACATTCGCGCAGGTCAGAGTGGGGCCGAAATATTATTCGGCCGGAAAGGCGGGCCGCGGCCACACGGGACGCGGGGCCTTGCCCCGACCGTCCCACCGCGCCGCCCACCCGGACCCGATCAGGTACTCCGCCAGGTCCGGGATGCCCGGCAGCGCGAGTCGGCCGTTGAGGCGCCCGCCGTACTTGTCCGGCTTCACCGACGCGAGCACCCCACCGGCGCCGGCCGGTACGCGCCGCTGCAACTCCGCGAGGGCCTCCCGGCCACCCGGCTCGTCGAGCTCGTTGGCGTTGCAGCCGGTCAGCCGCACCGACTGCGACCGCCACACCGCGTCCAGACCGAGCGCGATGTCCATCAGGACGTTGTCGCCGTCGTGGCAGCCCAGCACCGTCACCGCGTACCGGAACACCGGCCGGGCGCCCTCACCGGGCAGCGCCAGCCGGCCCCGCCACACGTCCGGCGAGGTGCTCGCCGGCGCCGCCACCCGCACGACGACCGCCGCGCCGGGGGCGAGCCGGCCAACGAAGTCACGCTGGGCGCGTTCGCGCGGCAGCCGGAACGGCACCTTGGTGCGCCACTGCCGGAACCCGAGGTCCACGTCCAGCAGCACCCCGGTGCTGGACCGCACCTCCACCAGCCGCGCCCCGTACAGGTCGGACGCCACGGGCAACTCGACGGTCGGGGCCGACACGTCAGCCCTTGGCGGGCTCGACGGGCGCGAGCAACTCGTCGTCAACGATGAGCTTGCGGCACGCCAGCGTCAGCGTCACCCGCGCTACGGTGTTGCCGGCGCCGTCGGTGGCCAGCGCGCCGATCCCGACGCTGCCCTCGATGTAGAGCCGGTGCCCGTTCAGCAGCACGTACGGCCGTTCCACCTCGGCGCCCGGCTCGAGGACGTCCAGGTCGGGGATCTCGACCATCGCGCCCGAGGTCTTCCCGGCGCCGCCGTCGGCGTCGGCGTCGAACGCCGGCGTCCCGCCGATCTTCAGCGCCCGCGCGTTCAGCTGCACCGTGACCTTGAAGGGGGAGCGGCACTGGCCGTCGATCACGATCTCGTTGACGACGGCCGGGTTGTCGACCGTCGCCCAGAGCGCCGTGCCGTTGATGCGCAGGTGGTTCGGGATGATCACCGACCCGGCGCCGACGTACGGGTGCCGGTCCGCGCCTTGGTGCTGCTCGACGATCTCGATGATCGCGGCGCGCGCCTCCTCCGCGGGCAACTGCTCCTGAACGACCGGCTGGGTGAGCTCGGACATGGTGGGTGGTTCCTCTCCTGACGGATGAACCCGGGACCGTCCGGCCCCGGGGGGCTCAGCTCACGCCGAGCGACGTGCGCAGCTCAGCGATGCGCTTCTGCTGCGCGCGGTACGTCTTCTCCAGCCCATCACCGCGCGAGACGCGCAGCTCGGTCAGGTCGTGCCGCTCCACCAGGGCGTCGAGGATGGCCTGTTCCCGGGTGCGGCGGTCGCCGGCGAAGTTGCGGGCGACCTCGGCCGGGGAGCGGAAGTGCTGGTCGCCGTACACCAGCAGCGGGCCCAGCTCGCCGTGCTCGGTGAGCACCACGGAGATCCGGCGCAGCTTGTCGCGGGTGTTCCCGCCGGCCGCCGCGTACACCGCGGCCAGGTCGTCGCCGTTCAGGTTGATGCCCGGGTCGGCGCCCGCGTAGATCGGCAGCACCTCACACACGCACCGGTTGTGGATCGGCAGCAGATCCTCGGTGCTGTAGACCCGGTCCGCCGCGACCACACACAGCCCGCACGGCCCCGTCTCGGACAGCTCCGGGTGCAGGATCCGCCGCCATCCCTCCGCGCCCTGCGCCGACATCGTCTTCTGGTACTGGGCGCGCACCGCGAGCTGCACGTCCGTCCGCGCCGTGTTCGCGACCCGCACCGCGGCCTTGCGCTGCGCCTTGTCCTCGTCGTCGCCGAGCATCGTGACCGCGTACCGGAACCCGTCCGCGACCCGCCCGTACGCCTCGGCCGGGTCCTGCGCCTCCCGGCCCTGCTCCAGCCCCCACGGCGGCGACGGCTCCACCAGCCGGCTCGGCTCGTCGGCCAGCCCGCCGAGCTCCACCCGCACGACCTGACGCACCCCGGCGAGGATCTCGTCGGCGACCTGCTGCGTCATGGCCCGCCGCAACCGGCGGATGTCCACCGCGCCGGCGGCGCGCTGCGGCCGACCGGACACGATCGTCGCGGCCCGGGTGAGGTACCCGTCGGTGACGATCGCCGCCTGCCGTTGCAGCGGCTGCACGATCCGGAGCACCTGCGCGATCATGTCCACGATCGCGTCGGCGTCCCACCAAGCGGTGAACCCCTCGACCGCCGCCGTCGCCGCGGCCGCTGCCGCGTCGGACAGCTGCTGCCGCATGGCGGCCTGCGCCTGCACCAGCGCCAGCAGCGCCGCGATCTGCGCCGCGGTGAGCTGCCGCTGCTGCGTCGGCGCGGCCTGCACGGGAGCGGTCACGGACACACCTCCCGATGAGAAGATGTCGCCCATGAGCCGGATCACGCTCGCCCAACTGGACCGCGAGATCGACGAGGTCTCCAGCCGGGTCGACGAGGCATGGGACCAGGGCAACCTGGCCGCCTGGACGCTGCTGTCCTCCTGGCTAGCCGGAAGCCGAACCCGCCGCTGGCTGATGCAGCGCGGCTGGATCCGGTAGCACCCCCGCCTCGCGGAGCTTCGCGGCCTGGTGCGCGGGGTGGGACTTGCCCAGCTCGCCCCAGCCGCACAGGCAGCCCCCGCGGTGCCGCTGGTGGATGGTGAGGATCGCTTCGGCCCGCTGAGGCCCTTCGACCCGGGCCAGGAAGTCCAGCTCCGCGCGGGCGCGGGGAGACAGGTCGGTCACTCGAACCGCTCCCGTCCGTCGAGGGAGTTGTGGGTGATCAGCCAGCCCACCGGGCCGGTCTCCTCGTCCTTGACGGGCTCGACGGTGACGCCGCAGGGGCAGACCTCGCCCTCCTCCTCGTGCTGGATGAGGTCGCCGACCGGCAGGACGTGAACGGTCTGAGGCACGGCTACCTCCCCTACGCTGGCGGGCATGAGAGATCTGCTGTGGGGCGCGGCGCTGGCCGCGGCGATGTGGCTCGGCGCCGCGGCGGGCGTGATCTTCGGTGACTGGCGGGACGCTCGGGCCGGGCGGCCGATCGACCGCGGGTTCTTCCCCGCACTGCCGGGCGACCCGGACTACCCGAACCACTGGTTGAAACGTTGACCGACGGTGATCGGGACCGGTGAAGCGCGCCGCCAGGCACCACGCACGGCCTGCCAGCCGCCGGTCTCCGAGTTCCTACGACCCGCTGCTCCACGCCCGCGCCGGGTTGCGCGGCGGCCGGGCCGGCGGCCGCCAGCTCTGCGGCCCACGCCGGGGCCGCCGCGCCTCACGGCGCCGCGCGGTCACGGTGTCTGCCCGGCCGGGACGATCAGGTCGGCGCCCGGCTGGCCGCGGCCGACGGCCACCGTGTTCGGGTCGCTCTGCCCGGGCGGCAGCGCGCGCTGCTGCGCCCGCGACGGCGCGGCCACGAGCGCCGGCTGGCCGGACAGCGCGGCCGGTGTCGGCTGCGCCGCGGCGAGCGCGACGGCGACCTGCTGCTGGAAGACCAGCTCGTCGAGGCGTTCGGTCTGCATCCGGTCGACGGTCGCCGGGTCGAAGCCCCAGATCAGCTGCATCCGGGAGCGCCACGGGATGTCCTGCGCCTTCGACGCGGCGTCCGCGCGCTCTTGCAGCGACAGCATCTCCGGCGTCGCCCAGATCGGCCCGAGCCGGGCCAGGGCGCGCCGGTCGATGGCGCCGTACTGCAACAGCATCAGCGCGACGACGTCGACCCACTTCGGTGAGAACCGGTCGATCCGGTTCTTCGCCTTGAAGACCAGCGACTCGCGCTGCGCGACGGCGCCCTCGGCGGACTGGTTCTCCCCGCCCGGCTGCATGTAGTACAGCGGCGTCTTCGTCGACACGCACAGGTGGATGACGTCTTCCTTCACCGCGTTGAGCAGCGGCTGGAGTTCGACGGCCGCGGACTCCCACATCTCGGCGCCGGGAGGCAGGTGCCACACCGCGGCCGGGTCGGCGACGAACACGTCGCCGTAGTCGATCTCCTGGCCCTCCTTCGGGTGCCCCTTCGGGTACACCGTGGGCAGGCCCTTCACCGCGCGCTGCCGGAACGCCTGCATCACAGCGATCGTCATCCGCTGCAAGATCTGGTGGTTGATCCGGTCGAGGAGGTCGACGTGGGCCTCGAACTCGCCCATGCCGTCCTCGTTCTCGAACTCCACGACGGGCACCCGGTCGTGCGGCAGCGCCCCGGACCGCGCCGCCGACCAGGTCCAGTCCCGGTAGTCGAAGCCGAACAGCGGCCCCATGCGGCCCATCGCCGGGCGCTCCGCGACCCAGACCTGCGCGTTCGCGCCGGGCGCGAACACCTTGCCGGCGAGGTACAGGTACACCCGGTCGACGTTCGCCGCCGGATCGTACTTGATCTTCAATGCGGCGATGAGGCGACGCCCGTTGTCCGGATCCGGCATCCCGACCATCCACCGCGGGTCCTCACACGTCACCACCGCGGCGTCGGTGTCCTCGTCGATGCCACCCACGATCACGTACGCCTTCGACAGCCCCAGCGCCGCCTTGTGCACGTCCGCGCTGATCACGTTCAGGCCGGCCCGCTGCCACAGGCTGCTCAGCTCCGGATCACCCGTCTCGTCGGCCTCCGCCGCCGACCGGAACCCCGTGATCCGCAGCCGCTCCGCCACCGCCGACACGATCAGGTGCGCGAAGTTCGACCGGGCCATCCGCATGAACGCCTCGTACGCCTCCCGGGCCCGCTCCGCGCCGCGCGGCAGTGGAGCGTTCCCGACGAGGTAGTCGTTCAGCAGCTCCAGCCGGGCCCGG